GCGCAGGCCTATGTACGCCGCCGCCAAATTCCGCAGTTTGCCAATCAATCCATTGGCGGCGCTGGAGCCACTGCGAAAACTGCGGTTCAGCCGTTCCTGGGACCCCGCCGCGCTGTCGGAGCCGTTCCGGAGTGCGTGCATATCCAGGCTCATCCGTTCCAGCAGTTCGTTTGACCGTCTGGAGGCGTTGGCCATTTCCTCCAGCGCGGCTGTGCTGCGGCGGACGGCGTCGTTGTATCCGCCCTGCCCGCCGCCCAGCCGCCGTAAGATCTGCTCCGCCTCCCGGCCCATCCGCAGAAAGCGGGAAAAGGTGTCGGAAAACCGGTCAGCCAGGACCAGCTCTTCACGAATTGCCGCCATACACTCACCCCTCCTTCGGCTTCGGCCTGTCTTTGATTTCCTTCAGCGCCATCAGCGTCATCAGGATTTTTTCCCGGTCCGGCAGGCTGTCCACCTGCTGGGGACGCCACCCGTGGTTGACGAACATATAGTACGCCAGCCGGGTGTCCGGGTCGTCCCCCTCCATCAGTTTTTTGCCTGCTCCTCCAGATCGTCATCGAAGCCGGACAGGGTCAAAATCTCCCGGCTCAGCCGTTCATACTCGCCTGCCAGCAGCATTCTGCCGGGTACCTCCAGCGGGTCCATCACGCCGTAAGCCTTACACAGCTCCTCGCTGCGGAAGTCCGGAAAATCGGTAGCGGCAACGATAATACGGCGGCCATAGTTTGTGCTGTTCAGCGTCTTCTCGCCTCGCCTTCCGCCCTTCACGGGTTCCATGGAATCTTTGGTGATCTGGTCGTTTTCCGCCTGGCTCAGCGCCCTGATCTTGAAGGGGACAGGCTTGCCGTCCTCCCCCAGAAAACGCCTGGAGATGATAACCTCCCTGGTCTCATCGCCCTCTACCGGGTGCAGGAATGCATGCAGATTACTCATGTTCTGATATCCTTTCTCATGTTCCCAGCTCAGCCGGGTCGTTGAATTTCCTGAGGATTTCGAAATCCTCGAAGGTAAATGAAAAATCGAAGGTCAGCATATCGGTCTCCGCGTCCAGCAGCGCAATGGGGATGGTGCTGGACAGCTGGCAGCCATAGAGGGCCACCGTCTGGGCCCCCACGGAGGTGGCCTTGTCCTCGTTGGTCACCTGCATGTTGAACGGCTCCATCGCGCCGGTATGGATATACTTCTCCAGCATCTCCGCAAAAACGGAGGTGCCGTAGTAGACCGTGCCGGTGCCGGTCTGTTTGACGCCGCCGGGCTTGTTCTGGATCTTTTTGGTGCCGATGACCTTCATGTCATTGCTGCTGATCTCGCCCTGGGCGCTGACCTTCTTCGCGCCGAACAGCTCGATCACGCGGCCATTCTGGGTGATAAACGCCTTGCCCGCCGCACCGTGGACGGTATCCCGCCCCAATAGAAAACTCATACCCCGCGCCTCCTTACGTCACAGTGATGGTCATATAGATTTTTTCAACCGCGTCCGCCAGGAACAGCGCCAGATTGATGACGATGGAGTCAATGGAGCTGCCCATCAGCACCTCCACGTCCTCCCCGGTGGGCCGCTCCCGCAGAGCACCCTTGCTGTACATCTCCAGCAGGTAGTCCAGGATGGTCCCTTTGAACAGCCCCCGGCCCTCCTCGTTGTTGTTCACCTTGCCCAGATAGTGCAGGGAGAACTCCCGGTAGATGTCGTTGGCCAGGGTGTTGCACACCCGCATGGTCCGGTTTTTGTGGAAGACCTCCCCGATCTCCGGGGTATAGGACACCAGCGTGTTGATATCCGTCTCAATGCGGACCTTGCCGAACTCCTCCGCCAGCACCAGATTCCCGGCCTTGATGGCCTCCTCGATCTGGCTGCCGGACAGCCTGGGGACCACGTCCTTCGCCCCCGGATAGGAGGCGTAGGACAGCGCCTGATGGTACTGGGCCCCGGCCTGCGCCCCCGCCAGCCACCAGACCGTCTCCTGGGGCGTCAGGGCGGTGCCGTCCTCCAGCACCACGCCGGATCTGCAGTTGATAACGAACCGGCTGTCTGCATTTTCCGCGTTGGTGGTCACCAGCTGGCTGTACCGGCCCTCCTGGGCGGAAACGCGCTTGACAAAGGCGACCAGGGCCTGATTGACCGTGCTGTCCGTGCCGTCGTAGGCCAGCACGTCGAAATGATAGGGCTCCAGCGCCTCCAAAAACGCGGCGTAGGCCGATGTGTCCACCGCCCCGTCTGCGCCGCCGGACAGTGTCACCCCGGCGGTGGCGGACAGCGTGCCGGTGCCGGAGAACTTCACCCAGCTGTTGGCGGACAGCTCCGCGGCGGTCTTGGCTCTCTGGATATCCACCTGTTTTCCGTCCACCAGCGTGGCGACGGTGAAGGTCCCCGGCTCGTCCACATCCTCAGCGGAGACGATGGAGATGTCATTGCCCCGCACGCCGGGATACAGCGCCGTGACCGTGACGCCGCCCTCCCCCAGAGCAGCGGACGCCGCAGCGGCTCCCACAGCCTCCGGGCGGTACAGCAGGACCTTTGTCGGCCCGCCGGTGCTGCCGGTGCCCTTGAACATCTCCCGCAGGAACCGGGCCTGTTCCGTGGTGATGCCCCAACCGATTGCGCCGGTGGTATCCGCCCCGGCGTCAACGGTCACGATCTCCCTCACCGGCCCCCAGCTCAGCGCCCGGCAGATCGCCGCCGTGCCCCGGCTGCCCAGGGTCAGGGCCTGACTGCCCCTGGTGCTGAAATTGATGTAGATGCCGGGCCGCACCTTGTTCTGCGCGGTCCAATTGCCGCCGGCCATCAGCGGTCACCTCCTTTGAAAAACCTGTTCAGGATCGCCCTGGCCTCCCGGAGGGTATACGCGCTCTCCGGCAGCAGCGCACGGGCGAACTCCCGCTGAAACCCCGAGAACTCTTTGCCCTGCAAAATGCTCTCTGTGGAATATTTCTTTTCCGTATCTTTTTCCTTCATACGACCTCCATGTTCAGCTCCTCAATAGACATCATCAGCGCGGCCTCCTCCTGATACGTCAGCCAGAGCTGCAAATCGAATTTGTAGTGAAGCGTACTGTCCATGATCTCCCAATGCCGCTCGTACGTCCGCAGCAGCACCGGCCTCTCCTCCCCGCTGCTATAGGGGAACGTCTCCATACGCTGGTCCAGAACATCAGCAGCGGCCTGTAACCGGGTCTCCGCGTCCACGGAATTCAGCTGCTCCAGGTACACCAGATCCAGCCCCAGGCGGCGGAGGAAACGGCCTCCCGTCTGACTGGTGATCCTGGCGTTGGTCTGGCGCAGGAACAGGGCGCGGGAGGCGGTGCCCTGCTGGTTCGGGTCCGCGTAAAAGGACACGTCCGGCAGCGAAGGGGCCAGATAGTCCGCCAGGGACCGGGACAGGGCGGGCATGGTGAAGGTCATCGCAGCACCTCCCCGGCCAGCTTGCGCAGCTCCGTTTCCGCAACTTCCGCATACTTGTCCACCCCGGCCTCCTTCATGTACACGCCTGGTACATAGGTCGTCTTCGTGCCTACCACCATGCCCACGTCCCGGCTCAGGTCGCGGGACAGCAGGCCGCTGTCGTCTATGTACAGCCCCGGTACGAAATGCTTATCCAACCGGTGGCCGTCGTTGACGTAGCTGGCATACTGCCTGTCGTTCTCCAGCGTGGTAACAAACGTGTCCCCGGACTGTACCGGCGTCACCCGGCTGTCCGTGGCCCAGTGCTGGGCCAGCTCGCCGCTGATCATGTTGACGCCCCGCAGGCCGCCGTCATTGGGCGGGGTGCGCTCCACAGCCGCCTCGACGGCCCGCAGGGTGGCCCCCTGGGCAATGGCGGACAGCCGGGGCGCAATCTGCGGCTGCCGCGCCGCCAGCTCCTCCATACGCCGCCGCAGGGCGTCACCCATCGCCATTCTCAACAGCTCCCTTCGCGTATTCCTGCTGCAGCAGCGTAACCTCCTGGTGAGCCAGCCCCGGCATAATCGCGCCGAACGGCTCATGGAAGTACACCGGGTCCCCGGCAAAGGCCCGGATGGCGGGATGCCGCGCCCCGACGCCCTTGCCGCGGTAGATCAGCAGCTCATCCCCCGCCTGGATGTCCACGTGGTTGTCACAGGCCAGCTTGTCCTCCCCCTCCGTCATGGCGGCGGTGGGCTGGAACCGGGGGCCGTGGGAACCGCTGCGGTATACCCGGCAGGGGATGTCCTCCGCCACGGCGGTCCTCTGGTGTACCGTCAGCGCGCCGTCCTGTACCGGCGCAACGCGGCGGATGTCCATACGGTCCGTGTACCAGTCAGCGTAATTCACAGGACATAGCTCCCTCCCATGCCCACCATGCGGGCCTTTGTCGCCAGGATCTGTCCGTACTGGGTGGCGTTCAGGTCGCCCCAGTCCGCCGTGGCTTTGGTGAGGGCGTCGGTGTCATAGGTGACGGAGCTGTCCCCCAGCGCGGCGGACTTTACCACGCCCACTGTAGCCCCGGTAGCCGCGGCCTGGGCGGGGGTGTCGGAGCTCTCCGCGAAGGTCCGCAGGTACAGGGCGGCATTGTGGGCCACGTACAGCCCCGCCGCGTACCGCCAGCCCTCCCGCCACCTCTCCGGCGTGACGGCCGCGTTGGCCTGCCGGATAAAATCCCCCAGCAGCCCGTACGGTACCAGGCAGATCATGGCCTTGTTGAAGAACTGCGGAAAATCCTCCTGAAACATTTCCGCCGTATAGCAGCCCCGCCCCTGGCTGATGTTGGCGGCGGCCTCCCGTACGCCCTGGAACTGGGGCTGCATTACTTTTCGCCCTCAGGAGGCTTCTTAGGCTTTTTCGCCTCTTCGGTGATAACGACTTTCCCGTCTGCCGCCAGCGCTTTCAGATAGGCGGATTTCTCCGCCCACTCCGGTGCCGGGCCGATATAGCCCTTTTTCATCCGGAATTTCTCCCCGCCAGGGCCTGGCAGGATAATATTTCTCTTGGAATAAACGGTCATGGCCACTCCTCCTTAAATTCCGTCGTAGTAGGCGATGCACTGCGGGTACAGCACCTGCACCTGGGAGATGTTCGCCATATAGGCGGTGTCATAGCACACGTTGGTCACGTTGGGGCTGGACATGATCCGGTTCAGAGGTACCAGCTCGTCCATGCTCAGGAAGCGGGGGTTGTGGACGTACACCGCCATGCGGTCCGTCTTCCCGGTACCCGCCCCCTTGCACCAGCGGGTGGGGCCGATGTACAGGGAGCCGCCGTTCTTGACCGCCGCGTTGTTCTTCATCAGGAAGTCCAGGATGGTCTCCGTGGCCAGCTCCGTCACCTTCCGGGTGAGGATATCGCTGTACTGCTCATAGGGCAGCAGGATGTGGTTGGGCATGGCGGTCTCATCGTACTCCGCCGCAGCCCAGTTTGCCATCAGGGCGGCGTTGACGTCCGCCAGAATCTCCTCCGGCGTCTTGTCCGCCCACTTGGCAGAACCCTTCGCGCCGTTGGCGACAACGGTTTCCGCAGCGTCCGGATCGTTGAGCAGGCCGGTAGTGCCGTATTCCTCCAAGCCCATGTAGACGTGCTGATCCATATGCTTGTCGTAGGCCATACGGAGGCCGTCCGTCAGCATCTGGTCCAGGGAGCGGCCAACAAAATTGGCCTTCTGCATATCCACGAACATGACCCGCAGCGCGGCGGCAAAGACATGGGCCTTATAAATCCCCTTGTCCACGTTGGCGCTGACCAGGGGGATGCCGTTGGCCCCGCCGGCATGGACGGCCCCGCTGCCGCTGCCGCCGGTGATGCCATAGGCCACGCTCATAGCGGACACGTAGTCCACCCAGCCGCCGCCGGTATTGATATTGATGTCCCTGGGATAGGTGTAGCTGGTCAGGGGCTTGCGCAGCAGCGGGTCCCGTTTCTCCAGCTCGGAGACCAGGAACGCGCCGCCGGAGGCAATCCCCGCCGCGTCCATCGTGGGGACGCCGCCGGGCGCGGACCCGCCGGACAGCCCCGGCGTAAACACACCGGCGTCAAAAGTACCTACGTTCTGAAACTGATTCATTGTCTGCTCCTCCTTTACGCGCTCTGCATAGTCAGGATGCGCAGCTCCGCCACGCCGTCCGCGTCCGCAGGCCCCGCCCACTGACAGCCGGTGAGCTGAACCGTGTTGGCCCCGTCCGCCTCCGCCTCAAAGCCGCCGGCGGCAGCGGTGGGATAGCTCTCGTTTGCCGCGGTCCGGACATACACCGCGCCGCCCAGCTGCGGCGCGCCTTTCTGACACTTGACGTTCACCGCGCCGCGCATGAACACGGATACCGCCTCCCCGGCGGCGAAGGCCCCGGCGCTCTGGTCCAGATAGGTCAGCGCGCTCCTGATTTCCCGCGCGGCCACGCCCACAAAGGCCGCCGCCGCGTCCCCCTCCCCCAGAGGGGCCACGCGCCCCTGGCTGTCGTACTTCAGCGGCGTACCGAAGGGGATCGCAGCCGCTGCGGGCCGCGTGTTGACCACCATATCCGGCTGGCGGGCATAGCTGCCCGCGTAGCCGTGGGGCATAGTGGTTCCGATATTCTGCGGATAAAGTCCCATCAATTAAGCCTCCTGTTTCTTGTGCGGGTTCCTGGCGTCATAGGCCGCCTTCTGGTCCGCACAGATTTTTTCATAGCTGCTCTGGCTGGCCGCGTCGGCGGCCTTCTGGGCATTGCGCCCGGCGGCTTTGGTGATGGCCCCCAGGGCGTCCCCGCCCCGCACCGCGTTCAGCAGCGCGTCTGTCACGCGGGCCCTGGCCGCCTTGTCCTCAATGGCCGCCACGGCGGGCCGGACGCTCTTCAGAATTGCCAGCGCCGCGTCTTTGGCCTCCTCGCTCAGCGGCTCAGGCTCTTTCTTCTCGCCGCCGTCCTCATCGTCGGAGATGGTAGCCGCCTGTTTGCCCTCCAGATTCTCCAGCAGATCATCCAAGGCTTTTCCGCCGTCCGGCTCATCCTCTTTGGGCGGTGTGCTGTCCTTCGCCTCCATCAGGCTGATGAGCCGGTCCATCTTCTCATTGAGACTGTTCAGGGCCGCGTCTGAGGCCGGTACTGCCGCTGCGGGTGCCGCCTCCGGCGCTTTTCCTGCGGGTTCGGCGTCCAGCGCAGTGGCGGCTGTGGGGATCAGGGCCTCAACCGCCGCCGGATCCTCCGCTTCGTGCGCGGCCATCCCAAAGGCTTTCAGGATAGCTTCCGAAAATTTACTCATGTCCGTTCCTTTCCCGGCGTTCTCCGCCGAATCTTTTATTGCAACCGCACGGCCTGCCCGGCCGTG